GGCGGACGCGCAGTTGTTCGTCGGTTTCCTCGGCGCGCCCGGCGATGGCGTCTTGCGGGTTGCTGGCGGTTTGCCAGCCGTACAGGGGCGTGTCGATTTTTGTGAGCGTGCCGGCGGGCGCGAGCGTGGCGCCCATTTCGGTCGCGCGGCAGGACACCAGCACCTGCCCGGTGGCGTCGATGGTGGCGTCCGCCGTGGTTTGGAAAGTGGCGTTGGTGACCGTGCTCTTGATCAGGCTTCCCGCCGGTATGAAGGTGCCTTGCTGGCCCACGCACAGCACGTCGCAGGTGCTGTAGGTGCCGCCGATGCGCCGGATGCCGTTGAGCTGGACCAGGCGGCTCAAGGCCGGGCCGGTGGCCGATGACGGGCTGAGGCTGTGGTACACGTCCTCGATGAGTTGGTCGAGGTTGCTTACCGCCTCGGCGAAGATGCCAAGCGTCTGACCGTCGATGGTGTCCGGGTCGAGGTTGATGGATTGCCCGAAGATGGCTTGTGCGGCGGCTTGCAAGCGGGCTAGCCGCTCGTCCAGGCGGCTGCGCACGAAGCCCTGCGCGGTGAGTTGCGTCATGATTTTGTAACCCTGATGTTGGCGGTGGTGCCGTACACGGTGGCCACCGTTGCGGCGATGGACATGCGCCGGGTGTTGCGGTCAAAGCTCATCGAGAAGCCGCGCAGTTCGCTCACGCCCTCGGTGCCGAGGATGGTTTGCTTGATCAGCGATTCGGCCAGCGCCGTGTTGGCGGGCTTGACCATGATCTGTTGCAGATAGGGCACGCCCGCACTGGTGTCGAGAAACCATTCCTCTTGCAGCAGCAGCAGGCGCGTTTTCACGTTCTGTGCGCAGGCTTCGGCTTGCGTGGCCATGTCGGCCAGGCCGTGGCCGAAGGTCATGTCGTGATTGCCGTCAAGGCGTCGTACCAGCATGTGTTTTGTCCTCGCTTCAGGCCGGCGGCCCGGATGTACCGCCGCCGGGGGTGACGCCCGTATGGATGTGGGTGTTGTCGATCACCTTGCCGTTGCTGGTGATGGAGCCGCCCGTCTGGACGACGTTGCCGTGCAGATAAATCGTTCCGTTGGTCAGGCGCAGGTAGGTGCCGCGGTCGCGCGTGCGCAATTCGGCGCCGTCCATTTGCAGGTCGGATAGCCGCTTGGGCTGGCTGTTGAGGCCGACCTGCGCGAGGCCGTCTGAGAGGTCATGCAGCCGGTACTCGGCGGGCAGCTGCGTGCCGCCGTTGACGTGCCAGTAGTCGATGGCGCGCTCGGAGAACAGCAGGATGCATTCGTCGCCGTGCTTGACCGGGAAGGTCAGCCAGAAGTCCCCGCCGCCGGGAAAGGCCACGGGCACGTCCACGCACACCGGCAGATTGACCGCGCCGCGATCCGTGAACACGCGCTGGACGGCCGGCTGCACCGAGGCGGTTTGCGTGACCGGATCGAAGCTGACGATGATGCCAGGCAGGCAGGTGTGCAGGTCTTTCAGGCGGCCCTCGATCTGGGCCGCATGCGCCTGCTCCGGCCCGCCCATTACCTGCGCGTCGCGCTGTAGTGGGTCGGTGGCTGCCATGCGTCATTTCCTGTTTTTGGGAATGGGCTGATCCAGCCCGATGCACTCGATCTCGCTGACCCAGTCCTGCCCGCGCGTGTCGCCCTTGTGTGCGAGCTTCAAAATCTTGTAGATGCCGTCCGGGTCAAGGCGCACCGGCTCGCCTTGCTGCGGTTTTTTGTCGCCCAGCGGCTTGGCGCGCTGGCGCTTGGCCTTGATGCCGTTGTTGTCGATCTGGATGGCGCCGTTGACGCGCAGCTGCGGGTTCATCAGGCATTTGACGGCAATGCCCTTGTCATTGACCTCCGGGGTGCCAAGCATTCCGGTTTCTGCGTTGATAACGATGGCCTCTCCGGGCAGCACGTCATTGGTTTTGACGATGACCAACTGCCCGTCCTGAATCGACCAGTTCGCGCCGGATTCGCGCGCCAGATCGTGCAGCACGTCGCGCGTGGCACGGCTGATGACCTTGCCGCGCAGTCGGGGCCTGTCTTTGAGCTGTACCGCGCCCTTGATGGTGCCGCCTGGAAATGAGCCGACGGCGCGGTCGGCCAGCTGGGCGTTCGTGGTGCCTGCGGCCAGTGTCTCGTTCATCACCGCCTGGTGAAAGTCCCGGTCGCCGTCGCCCGCCTCGATCTCGGTGATGATGTCGGCGCGCTGGCGGTAGCGGTAAACGTGCTTGATGTTGCCCCGGAACACCAGGCGCAGCGCGCCCTCATAGCCGGCGTTGAGCAGCACCTCGTCGAATTCGTTCTTGATCCGCTCCTCGTTGCCCGTGTTGAGGTTGAAGATTTTGATGACGGCCGCGTTGGGCGTGGACTGGGCTGTCTTGGTGACCTCGAAGGCCACGCGCAGGTTTTCCACCAGCAGGCCGGAGCCGCCTTTACCGATGATGACCTGGGCGCGGCGTTTCCATTGGCGCACGGATTCGCTCATGCCGGCACCTCATCCGGGCCGAGCCAGTACACCTTGACGCGCTGGCCCAGATCGTCGGCGGTGGCATCGCGGCCCTGGTTTGTGGTGTCCATTACCAGCAGGCTGCCGATGCCGAAGTTGTAGGGCGCCAGCAGATCGCAGCCGAGCACCAGCGGCACCGATTGCAGAAGTGTGGCTTGCGTCGCGTCCTCGGTCAGATCGAACGTCCAGACGCCGGAGCGGTCGTTGAATCGGGCGTCGAAGCGGTATTTGGTGTCGCCCAGTTGCGTGACGAAGGTTTGCGCCGGGTCGGCGGAGAAAGGGAGTTCGAGGATCATTTCTCGGCTCCAAATCCAAAAATCTTCAAGACTTTTTCGAGAGCACTTTTTTGCTTCTCATCAGTCACTTCCTTGCCCTGCTGCTCGCCCTTGTTCTTGTTCTGCCCGGCCTGCCGCTGGGTGCTGCCCGCCTTGCGTGGCGGGTAGTTCACGCTGCGCGTGCCCACGATGATGACCTCGCGCAGCGTGGCTTCAAAGATCAGCGCGCCGTCGGTGTCTTTGTCCTGTGTGGTGCTGATCGACGTGCAGACCATGTTCTTGTAGAGCTTGAGGCCGGTTTGCACGTCAAACGGCTCGGCCCTGGCCTGTAGTTCGGTGAGCAGCTCGTAGGCTTTTCTGGAGCGCCCGGCGTCCGAGGCGAACGGGTCGGCATCGCCACCGTCGTCTCCCTGCTTGAGCCGCACGTCGGAGACGCCGGCCGTGAGAGTCAATTGCAGCGGCTTCATGTAAGCGTGGTCGGAGACGACGACGCCCGTTTCGACCGGGCTGTCGGTCACCTCAAGGTCGGACTGGTGCTTTTCCTCGAAAACCGCGTCGAACGCCAGTCCGCCCATCGCGCGCAGGATGGCGACTTGCTGTTGCTGATCGTTCATAGTGCTACCGCCGTTTGACCGTTGCGCACCGCCTGCCGGTTCATCCTGTCGAGTTCGGCCCTGACCGATTCACCGGCTTTTTCCGGGTCGGGGCTGTTGATCGTGATGGGCGCCGTGATGGTGGTGTTCGTGGTGACCGAGGTTTTGCTGTTGTTGTTGGTGGTTTGCGCGGCCCGGCCCAACACGCCGTTGCCTGCGGCGCGGGGGGCATTGGCGGCGGACGGCGCGGGTTGATGTGCCGCTCCCGCGCCTTCTTGCGGCTGCAAGGCAGGCGCTTGCTGCAGGGCGAGGATGACGGGCGTCGGCTGGCTGGGGCGCCCTGGCAGTCCGGGCTGCCCAAGTTGGCCTGGTTGGCCCGGCAGCCCGGCCCTGCCTGGCTGACCGGGTTCGCCCGGTTGGCCGGGCAGTCCGGGTTCGCCGCGCTGCGAGGATTGACCCGCGCCGTTCTTGGCGACATCGACCTCGACTTTCATCCCGCCCTTGCCGGTCAGGCCGAGCAGTTCGCCCACCTTCGCGATGGCGCCGGTCACGGAGTCGATGAACCCCATGACCTTTTGCTTTGCGGTTTCAACAACGCCGAGCACCCAATCGAGGGCCGATTTCACGCCGCCCATGACGGCACTGGCGATGCCGCCGATGAAGCCGGCCACGGCCTTGAAGATGGCGCTGACGGTTGTCCACCACAGGGTGAAGAAGGCGATGATGCCGTCCACCACATCGCCAACGAACACCATCAACCTGTCGAATACGCCGGTGACCCAATCCATTGCGGCTTTCAAGCTGTCACGGATTGCCTGCATGGCGTTATTCCACGCGGAACCGAGCCACTTCGACAAATCGTCCCAGTAGTACCAAATAACGCCAACGGCGGCGATTACCGCGGCAATGATCCACCCAATCGGCCCCATGCCGATAATCCATCCCATCGCCATTCGCGCACCGCTTTTAAGCGCGTTAGCCCCCAATTTGATCCACCCCCATGCCGCCATGGCAAGGCTGGCTACGGCCTTGCCCCCGAGCTTGACGTAATCCCAGGCATACAGGCCAATGATCGCCATCGTTTCCAGCATGGAAGATATGGCCTTCCACTTGAGCGCGACGAACGCGCCGCCAAGAGCGACAAGGGCTGCCCACGCAATATGAATGGCGTGGGGGTATTTCTTGCTCAGTTGCCCGATGACGGTTTGGTTGCCCTCGTAGAAATTGACCAGTTCATCCACCAGGAGGGCAATCGCAATGACAACCGCTCCCAACAGGACGACGGGCAGGGCCGCCATAATGTTGAACGCGAACAGAGCGCGGGCAGCGGTAAATATCGCTGAACCCAGCTTGGTAAAAAACGCACCGGCTTCATAGGCAATCAGCACCGCGATGGCAATACCCGCCCCCCAGGTCACCGCCTCGAACTGTGTCAGCCGGTCATAGGCTTTTTGCACCCACTGCACCAGCCGCACCGTCCAGTCCCACAGCGTGCCCACGGCGGCGGAGATGATCTTGACGGCGGTGGCAAACGCCCCGTCCGTGGCCTTGCGGGCGGCCTTGAACCATTCCAGGTAGCTTTTGAGCACCTGCCGGACGGTGGGCATCAGCTTGACGGCGAGGATTTTTGTGAAGACGCCGATGGTGCCGCGCGCCTTGATGAATAGCGTGTTGACCTCGGCGGCGAGGTCGTAGTCCTTCTGGGTGAAGGGGTTCATCGCCTCGGCCTCTTCGCGAAGTTGCGCGAGGTTGGCCGAGCCTTTTGCCAGCAGGGTGACTAGATGCGTATCGATGCCCAGTTTTCTTGCAAGGGCGATTTGCTCTTGCTTGGACATGCGCTGCATCTTGTTGGCCACGTCGCCGAGCAGATCATCGACGCCTTTGACCGATCCGTCGGCGCGCCGGGCTGACAGGCCCAGCTTCTCGAACAGGACGGCGCCGCGACCGACGCCGAGCGCGGCCTCGCCGATGGCGCTGTTGACCGATTCGATGGTGGACTTCATGCCCTCCAGCGAGCCGCCGTTTTCGGTGGCGACCTTGCCCAGTGCGGCCACCGAGCGGGCCGAGATGTCGTTGAGTTCGGCGAACTCGTTCAACTCGCCCATCGACTCGGCAACTTTGCCGACCAGCAGGCCGACGCCAGCCGCCGCGCCGGTGAAGATCGTGCCGAGCTTGAGCACGCTGGCGCGCAGCTCGGACGCCTTTTGCTTGAACTCGTCAAGCTTGGCGGTGTCGATCTCGAAGCCCAGCGAGACGAAAAAGCTGTCGATGATGTTGGACACGGTTTTTTTACTTTCTCTTGGGCGCGGCGGCGGCGGCGCGGCGCTCGTATTCGGCCTCTTCGTCCATGGCCTCGTGCAAGTCCGCCAGATCGTTGATGCCGTAGGTGCCGTCCTTGAGCTCGCGCAGGGCGCACAGGGGCGGATCACGCATCACGGGACGCATGACGTACCAGTTGATGTTGGCGGACTCGATGGGGGCTATTTCGGCGGTTTGCCGGGGAGTGAAGCGAAGAGGCCGGCGGGCAAAAAATCGCTGAAATTGAAGCGCAGCGCGGCGATGAACGCCTGCCACAGCTCCTTGTTGCGGCCCGTGAATGTGGCGTTGATGTCCACGCGCTTGCCGTCCGCGGTGACGTAGCGGAAGACGGTTTCCATCGTGGCGATGAGCTCGTCCGCGTTCATCTTGGACAGCAGCAGGCCGATGGCGGTGGCGCCGGCGGCGTTGGCGTCCGCCTCATCCGAGCCGGTTTTCTTGGCGTCCATGAACGCCTTGAATAGCGGCTCGCCGATGACGCGGGCGACAGCAACCTCGACCTTGACGGCCTCGATTGCTGGGATGGTGCCGAAGGCGAACGTGCGTGCGCCGATTTGCTGGGTGTTTTCCATTGTGTTGATCCCTCTGCGGCCTTACGCCCTGTCGCCCAGCAGCATGTCCAGGCGCTCGACGACCATCGTCCATTCGGTGTCGCTGGCCTGCGTGCCGCGCGTCATGTCGCTGGGCTTTTTGATGTAGCCCACGGTGCCGGTGGCCAGATCGTTGCGGTAGGTGTCCTGGAACAGGACGGTGACGGGCACGAAGGCGGCGGCGCCGGCCTCCTGACGGGCGACTATGTCCGTCAGGTATTTGTTCGAGCTGGAGGTTTGTTGCAGCTTGAAGGTGATCTCGCCCGATTTGTCGGAGGTGATGCTCACCATCATGTCGCCGCCGGCGCCGACTTTGTCGGAGGCGGAGTCGGTGCGGCGGGAGATCTTGATGACGTCGTCGCCCTCGGCCCAGCCGGTGATTTCGACGCCGTTGACAAGGACGACGGTGTTTTGAAACGAATATGCGCGCATGTGGCGGTTCTCCTATGGGGTGTTAGCGTTCAAACGTGCACGAGATGTCGGCGAAATGGATCGCGCCGGCGCCTTTGGCGATGGCCTGAATCGGCGGCGCGCGGCGCGCCTGGCGGTCGGAGGGGTTTTGGTCGGCCACCGGCTGGGCGTAGACGTAAAAGCCCTTGGGCAGAAAGTCGCCGGATTTGACTTCGCCCAGATCGCTGCCGTTCCATACGCCGGGGGCGAGCAGGCCGTTGACGATGCCTTGCTGCATGGCGTTTTCGATCTGCTGGACGATGGCGGCCACGCCCTTGTCGGTCTGCGGCACCTTGGTGGTGCGGGTGTACAGGTAGCCGAAGACGTTGGTCTCGATGGCGTTTTGCAGCCAGTCCAGGCCATGCACCTCGTCGAAGAAAACGCCGCTGGCCATGGTGCCCTCGGCCAGCATGGCGCTGTCGCCGAAGTAGGTGTAATAGTTGATGTTCTTGGCGGTGAGCGCGGCGGCTTGCGAGCCGTCGACGTTGACGGGGGTGATCCCCGGCAGCGTCTTGAACTTGAGCGTGAGCGTGCTGTTTTGCTCGTTGAAGTTGACCACGAAGGCGCGCGCCATGGCGGAAACCGCCGCGTAGGGATCGATGGCGTCCCAGATGCCGAAGGTGCGGCGGTACAGGTTGTTTTTGGCGTAGCTGGCGATGTCGCCGGTTTGCGCCGCGTCCTGCACGTTGCTCGCGCCGGTGGTGTAGCCGAAGATTTTGACGCGGGCTTCGGCCCAAGTCATGGCATCCTTGATCTGCGCTTCGGTGACTTCCTTGGTGAAGGTGAAGCCGTACCAGGACGGATCGGCTTTTTGCACGGCATCCAGCGAGTCGGCGATGGACTCCGCCGCCGCGCCGGGGGCGTAGTAGCCCTGATCTTGCGCGCGCAGGCCCAGCAGGCCGGAAATGTCGGTGGGCGTGCCGGTGCCGGTCGGCGCGCTGGCGAAGACGATCGTGCTGGTGGGGCCTGTGGTGCCCGACGACAGGATGAAGCGCTTGCCGCTCCATACGCACGTGGCGCCAGGCGCCGCCGCCTGCAGCTTGGTCTGCACGGCGGAGGCCACGGCGTTGAGGTTGGCGCAGGCGGCCATGGAAATTCCCGTCAGCTGCTTGTTGGCGCCGTCGATCTTGATGTCAAAACCTCCGTTGGTGATGGCGGAGTAGGCGGGCATGCTCTGCGAGACGTTGACGCTGCCGAGCAGCTGGCCGGCCACGGCCACATCGAAGCGCCGGGCGATGGCAAGCTGCGCGGGCGCGGGCGATTGGCTGAAAAAGACGGTGGCGGCCTTGTATTCCTCGGTGGTAGAGGGGAAGTCGGCTGCGACGCCGTTCATGTCCGCGTAGAAGCGAATGCGATCCGCCGCAGGCAGCGATGGGCTGTTGCCGAAGATGCACAGCAGGCCGAAGCCCTTGCGCTTGGGGAAGGTCGGGCCGGTAAATATGTTGACGGTGACGACCTTGGAGACGGGGAGTGTCATGGTGCGAGTACCTCGTGAGAGACGGTGGATGCGGGGGTGGTGACGGAGATGGGGAAGCGCCCGTAGGTGGGCGTGCTGATGACTTCGTGGTCGATCAGGTAAAGCTCGATGTCGATCTGGGCGCGCTCTTCCCAGTAGGTGTCGATCACGCCGGTCAGGTTGCGGGCGGGCGAGGCGCTGACGAAGCCCAGGCCGGCGGCTTGCAAGCTGGCGATGGCCTGCGATGTGCCCAGCAGCGTGCGCAGGCGGCAGGCCTGGGTATAGGCGTCGCCGCGAAAGAACTGCACCGAAGCGGCCAGGCGGCGCTGCCCGGTGACGGATTCGGCGACGTTGGTCGACGGCTGCGCCTCGTTTTGGTGGCGGCTGTCGTCCCAGCCTTCGGCGCCGACCGAGGTGACCAGTACGGTGGCGAATTGCTCATCCATCGTGCCCGTGGGCGCGTTCTGGTTGGCCGGGCGCACGGAGTTGGCGGGCATGCCCAGCAGCGTGCGGATGATGCCGCGCAGCGACCGGTTGACGGCGTGCGGATCAAGCATTCTGGATGCCCCGCGCGAGCGCCTGCCAGTAGCCGTGATCCTGCCACTTGCGCGATTGCGCGATGCGGTATTGGTTGCCGTGCCAGACGATGATGTCGCTTTGCTGTCCTTTGCCGTCCGAAGCGCGAATTTCCTGCGTGCAGTAGATGGCGATCCAGTTGCCCGTGCGCTCGCCCTCGGGGGCGATTTGCACAACGTCGTCCTGATTGGCGGGCTGGATGACGCCGACCATGGCGATGGGCGGCACCTGCGCTTGGGCGTATTCGCCCTCGCTCGCAAAGCCGCCGGCGAAGCGGATGACGGCGAAGGTCTGCGCGAAATCGGGATCGGTGAACAGTTCGGAAACATCAATCATTGGCGATCTCCCAGGTGACGCTTTGGCGCAGGTTGCCGGTGTCGATCAGCGGTTTGGCGCTGCCCTTGCGCTTGATGGTGGCTGGCGCGAGCGGGGCGAAGGGGCCGTGCGTGATCTTGTTTTTCACGTCGCCCGCCGCCGCTTCGCCGAGTTGCCCCAGCGCTTGCGCGGGGGTGGCTTGGCCTCTTGCCTCATCGAGCAAGGCTTGCTGGCTCAGGCGCGCGTATTTCGCGCGGTTTTCGTTGATGGCCGCGCGCAGGAAGGGGCGCTCCGGGATACCGTGCTCGGGCGCGCCGTACTCGTGCACTGCGGCGATCAGAGCCAGCGGCGTGCCGTCGGATTCAGCCGGCCCCGCCGGGATGCCGACGTTGACGCTGCGGCGCATGGCGCCCATGCGCGCGCGCAGGCGGTCGATGGCGCGCGGGTCAAGGTCTTTGAGCACGTTGACCTTGACCCGCGCAAAGGGGCCGCCGCTCATACCGCCAGCGCGCCGGGGATGATTCGGCGCAGCAGGTACAGGTACTGCTGGCCGTAGAGGGTGCGCATGAAGGGGCTGTCGGCCTGCTTGAGCAGCATCGCCTCGGATTTACTGACCTGCACGCTGGCCTCGCCCACGCGCTTGGTGCGGCCAACTTCCGTGCCGGTCAAGTCGCCGGTGGCCGCCGCCGGGTTGGCGGCGATGGCGCTGGCCAGCGCGATGTTGTGCGCGATCCAGTACGCCAGCCCGTCCGGGTACAGGGTGCCCCAGCGCTCGACGTTGAAATACGGCGCGGCGCGGTCAATGATGGATTGCACGCGCGTGTCGCTCTCGCCGGCGAACTCCGGCATGCGCTCCTTGAACTCGGCGGGCGTCATGGCGTTACCGGCCTTTCTTGGGTTTGGCCGGCTGGTCGGCGGCGGTGGCTGGGGCTTGCCCGGTGGCGGGAGCGGGAGTCTCCCCGCCCTGTTCGCCGTCGCCGTCCGTTTCGTCTTGTGCTTTGGCGGGGGCGGTGTCCTCCGCGATCAAATCGCGCGCGAGGAAGTACCACTTGCCCGCTTTTTGCGCGGCCTCGGCGCGGTCGTCGGCCAGTTCAACGCTTTTGCCTGCGCCAAAAACAAACGCCCCGAGGGGCGTTTGCACGATGATGTCGCAGCGGGTGCCGTTGCGGATGATCTTGCTCATCAAATGCCCTCCATGTAGTACATGCTCTTGGGATAGCGCACTTCGACGCCGCTGTAGCGGTACATGCCGGGCACGTAGACGGCTTGCCCGCGCAGTTGCGGCGCGAGGAATTTGAGCGGCATGGGGATGTGCATGATGCAGCGATCCTGGCTGTTGACGTAGGCGACGGCGCGGGTGCCGCCGCCGGTGCCGGCCGTCTCCAGACCGAAAGCGGGGAAGACGTTGATCTGGCCGCCGGTGTAGTCGCGGTAGAGGTTGTTTTCCTTGAAGAAGGACAGGATGGTGGTGTCCGAGTTCTGGCTGCGCGGCGTGTCGCTTAGGATGGCGAACTGCGCGGCGGGCAGCAAGATGGTGTTTGGCACGTCGTTGTTGGACGAGGCGGTGAAGGGCGTCATCAACATCGCCTGCAAATCCTTGAGGATTTCGTCCGGCGTGGCGGTGGCCCAGGTGCCCTTGGGGGCGTTGCCCTTGGGGACGTTCGGGTTTTTGAGCAGGCCGTACAGGTCGGAGCCTTCGCCCCAGAGCGCCACTTTGTTCATGTGGCGCTGGAAACCCTCCATGGCCATGACCATGCGCGCGTTGGAGAGCGGGTTGCGCAGGTAGGCGGACTGGATGATTTCCTGCTGGGTGTAGTGGTAGCCGATGTCGCCCGGCGCCACGTCGAATTTCTTGTCGGCCATTTCGACGTCCACCAGGTTGATGTCGTCGGGCTTGGACGATGCGCGGCGGCCCATGGCCACGCCGTCATAGGTTTGGTAGCGGATGTTTTCGGCCCATTCGCCCGCCTCGCTGGAAACGGGCACGAAGCGCTGGTACTGCATGGGCGTGTACTGGCGCGTGTAGATACCCGCTTCGGTGTAGGCCAGTTGGCTGATGAAGAACGCCAGGCCCTGCGCCGCGTCGGCGGTGCGTACCGAGGGCGGCAGCGGCAGGCCGGAGATGGCCTGGGCGATGACGGTTTGCGCGGGGCCAAGCTCGGCGACGCGGCCACGCGCGTAGGCGTCGTGGGCCATTTTGATGTCGTTGGCAGTCAGTTTCGGCATGATGGTTGTGTTCCTTTCGGTCAGGTATTGCCCAGCAGGTTGAACTCGATCCAGGCGAGTTGCCCGGCGC